ATTTTCTAACCCTTTTAGGGTTGTTCCGATTGCGTTAAGAATATCGACAGCAAGTGCTTTTGCAAATTCCTGGATGCTTCCGTTTGCTTCACTTATACCAGTTAAAACAAAGTTTTTAAATGTCTCAGTAAGTAAAGCAATCGCGGGTGCTAATGCTGCAACGGTTTGATCTGTCACCCCTCTGAACAAACTACCCAAACGGGTTAACGCATCATTTGCGTTTTCGACACCTTTAGCTGCATCACTCGACATTACAATTCCAAGTGATCTAGCCTCACCAAAAAGTTTTTCTAGTTCATCACGACCCAAACTTAGGGTATTAACTAAAGCAGCACCTTCGGAATCAAACAATTTAAAAGCAAGTCTGAGTTTGTCAGATTCATTTTCTACGTTACTAAACGCATCTGCTAAAACCAACATTCTTTGATCTAGTGGTAATCTCACGAGTTCTTGAGCATTTATGCCTAACTCACGAATTGCATTTTTAGCCTCACCAGTTCCTTTGGCTGCTTCTGCTGCTCTACGTGTAAAACGCTGTAGAGCCATATCCATAGTTTGTGTTGCAACACCTGTCAAATCTGCTGCAAATCGTAACTGTGATAAAGCCTCGGTTGTTGTACCGATTTTAGATGCAGTTTTAGCTAACTGATCTGTCGCCTGTAATGAACTTTTTACAAGCATACCAAAACCCGCAGCTCCAACTGTTCCAAGCAAGGCAGTTTTTAAATTAAATACAGCACCAGAAACTTTCTTTAATCCCGATGTAACAGAACTAAAACCTTTTCTAGTTTTATCAACTGCACTAATTATAATTTTGGTGTTTTCAGCCATCTTTTCGACTCATTATTGTGAAGTACGCAAGCCATTCATTCATATGATTAACTGGCATTTGTTCAGCATCTTCAATGGATATTTTTAGGCGATCAGCCAATGATAAAAGATTAATCCTCGATTGATCGCTTTCTAGTTTTTTATTTTAGTCTCTACGGTTTCAATATCTGCAAACATTTGATTAGCAATTTCAGAAATAACCGATGTTTCCTCACCCATTAAATCGATACGATCCTCAGAGTTTGTAAATATCCGTTCACCACCCTTATCTGTCGCTTTTAGAATAATTAAATCAACCATCGCGGCAATGGTCGTATTTTCTAAAAAATTAGGGTGTTTTTTCTGTAACTCATTCAAATCATAACAAGTAATTGCTCGTGTATAGAGTTTGAATGGTTTGCCCTTTTCATCTGCCCACGCGGAAACAGAAACTTCTCTGAGAGGAATTGTGCGCCTCTCTCGCAGCTCCCTAGCTAAACCCATTAGTGTGCGCCTTCGGTAACACCACCAGAGACTTGTAGTGCAAACGTAGCCTCAACCAATCCATCTGTCGTGTTATTAAGAGATTTTGATGTAACAATACCCTCGCCAGTGTATTTTTTAGAGCCTGTTCCAGTGCCTGATGGTGATATTTCAAAATCAATTAATGCACCAGAATCCAAAACAAGTTGTTGTGCATCTGTTTGATCCCAAAAACACTCCAAACTCAAAGTCGCATCTTTTAAACCGCCTTTATAATTTCGGGACGTATTGCCCATTACTGTGCTTTCGATAGTGTCAGATGTCTCATCAAACGTAAATGATCTTACTTCTCCAACTTGAGCAGTTGTTACACCATCTAATTGCAGTTTTACAACGCCACTTGTACCTGTAACTGTAGCCATTTTATTACCTCATTTTTTAAGTTATGCCGCGTGTATACTCGTAAGTTACTGCGACTGTTAAAATTACACCACCAATCGGGGTGATTTGCCCTTCATCAACCTCAATCGATGTAATTTGCGTGTCCTTTGCATTTCCACCGCGAGTCCTATCTACATCAAGAATTTCCTCTATCGTTTCGATGATTTGATTTCTTGCTGTATCAATTTCTTTACTTTTAACAAAACACACTAAATCGTATGTTATTGTTGACATTCTTTTTCCAAGCGTACCGCCAAGTGTTGAATCTTCTCTGTTTTCGTCTGCTGTTCTCACGAGAATTGCTGGAAACTGTCTGTTTGATAATTTATCAAAATCAAAAGTCTGACGAGTTACAAAAGCAAGCCGTATCGGTTGCACTGCTGTTTTGAGCGTATCAACAATATTCTTTGCAATGTTTTCTCTACTACTCATGTCAAATGTCTCTCAAATACTTTTGCTAAACGCTTTTCTTCACGTTTATTAAAGCCCATAAAAGGTCTATTTTTGTTATTAAAACTTGCTTTTTTATTTTGTTCTCTACCAACAAAAAATATCTCTGCTTGTCTACGGTTTGCTTTGGTTGTCATCGCACCTAGCATTTGTCCTGTCATCATCAAATTGACAATGCCTGTTTTATCTTTTTTAGATTTCTGTATCAGATATTGTTTACTATAGGGTTTAAACTTACCTTTAAAACCAACGCCTTTCTCAGTTCGATCAAGAATGATCTCAACACCCTTTTGCGCTGTAATCGATAATGCCTTTTTTGTGCTGCCCAATAATTTTCGACTACGCCTTTTAACAATTTTGTCTAAGGTGGGTTCGACCTTTACTGTAAATTGCATTACCTAACTAAACGACCATCATTAATGGGTATTTTTTCATCATCATCAATAACGCTGTTTTGGTCATCGTCATATTCAACACCATCACGAAACACTGCCTCGATTTCCTCACCGTAGCGTGATTTATAAAAATCAATCATTCCTAAGAATCTATCGTTATCAACCCAATTTGTAAGTTGCGGTAGTGCATATTTCCAAAGCACCAAATAAACAGCCGATCTCGTCCACTGTGACTCGGTTAGGTACTGAGGCTTGAGTTCACCTGCAAAACCTCTCTTATCCCACCAGACAGCCCTTATATGGCGTTCTATATCTGCTTGCGCCCTTGCGTGTTCGTCTGCAAAACTATCAATACCAAAACTTAAAATATCGGGAACAATATCTAATAAATCCGAATCTGTACTCATTGCCATATGATCACCATTTAACTCGATCAGCCCAATATGCTGCCGATGCTGTTTTATCTCTGCGCCCTCGCGCTATATCTTTTGCAAACCTTGCTTTGAAACTTCGCCTCTTTGCTTTGTCTGCTTCACTTTCACCTTTTCGTGGTGGTTTATTATCAGCTCCCTTCATACCAAAACGAATCAATTTAATTTTATCGCCTTCCTTTGCTAATACAGCATGAGATTTTGTCGGATGTTTTGGGGTACGCTTGGGTTTGTTATAACCCTCAAATCGCTCACCTCGATACACAATCATTTTTTGCGTCTCTTTTTTCTGTACTCTCTAATTTTTGCCCATTGCAATGCATCAACTTGTCGTGCCTTTCCCCCTGTCAAAACGCTATTAACTCGCGCCATTGCCCAAGCACTAGGGGAAACACCAGGTCTACGACCCGATGAAACCGCTGCGCCTAGTCCTTTTAAATAGATTGCTTTCAATGCACTAAAAGGGGCGTTAGCCGCCTTTGCTTTTCTCTGTAGTGCTGTTCTTTGTGCGTTATTTAGTTTTGCCAAATCGTTTCTCAAATGCGATGGTGTATTTACTTCGTCTGGTTTTTTTCTTTTTAGAATCACCCGCTAGTGATCCCAATAACTTGCCGCTTTTTTTCATGCGCTCAAGTTGTCTAATTCGTTTTTTTCGTTCCTCACCTTTCAATCCAGATAAGTATTTTTTTGGAATTCTTACCCCAGATTTTGTGGTGATTGATGGTGTTCGTCTTAACTTTGCCATATTTAACCCTGTAAAAACCCCCACTCGAAAGTGGGGGATTTATTATTACAATGTAGCGTCAAACAGCATTTCTACACCGTAAGAGTCATCAAGTTCTGCGACTCCGTAAACGGCTGTAGCATTAAGTTCATCTGCTCTCAAACTAGCGTCTCTTTGTACTTCAATTTCAAAGTCACGCTTCATTGCGATGGCAAGTGCCTCTGGCACGAATACCGCACCTTTCGCATCACCCGAACCATCAACTGTAATGTTTGCGGATTGATAAATATCAATTCCCGCTAAAGAACCAACAAAACCATTTCTCATTGCTTCGTTTTGTGCATCACCGCCATTTGGGTTAGCAAATGTGTTTGTGAGGTTTGCTTGTAACTGATAAGCATGGAAAGGATGTAACACTGCTGCCACTGATCCCGGTGCGTTTGCAGCCCTAAGAGTAGCCGCTGCTTTGAATATATCAGCAACCGTTATCTCCTGTGATGCAGCCCCTAGTGATGTGCTAAATCCATCAAACAATGCGATCAAATCTTGATCCATTTTCTTAGCGATAGAATTACCCAACACAGTACCCAATTCTACAGCGGGATTGCCCGCGCCCATTCTTGCAATGTCAGTGAGTAAGACTTGAGCACCCACCTCTTTGATTGTTGCTGTCACGCTTGAAGTGCTGACCGTTGAACTAGACATGTCTGTTCCCTCGGTCAAATCAGCCGCTGAGAGAGACGGATATTTAGGCACTTGTATTGTCTTGCCCGCCTGTCCCGCGATGTTATAGTTTGTTACCAATCCAAGCATTATGGATTGTTCCTCTGCTGTGAAACGAGCCTGTAAGATAATATTCGCAAACAGATCGTCTAATGTTGTTGAAGTTGTTGCAGCCATTTTTCTATTCCTTAGTTATATCAAGTGGCTTTCATTGATTTGACGTAAGCCTCTTTGCCTCCGTTATTCCAATTATCGACCATGTCTTGATGTGTCATTTGTTTTTTAACTGACCCTCCAGAATTACCTAAAGTGCCAGACCCACCGCTTTGTGCCCTCACAAAATGAGGATTAGCGTTTAAAAATTCTGAGACTGCTTGATCAACTGTTAATAACTCGCCTTTGTCGTTATATCTGACAACACCTTTGCTATCCGTTACCTCAACCGTCCCATCCTCTGCAAGACGAATATTGCGCCTTAAAAGAGTCGAAACTTGATCGGGGGAAACTGCGTTATGCTTAGCACTTGCGCTCATTAATTCACCATCCACTAATGTATGCTGCAATCTGCTTTGCAATGCGCTGATTTCTTGATCTTTCTTGCTTACCGTAGTCTTTAAGATTTCCTCAAACTCACCGCGTTCTTTTTTTAGATTGAGTTCGGCTTCCTCTCGCTCTTTCAAAACTTGTCGTGCTTGATCAAGATCAATATCACCAACTTGTTTTTGAAATTTTCGCTCCTGTCTTGCCAACCTATCTGCGACAATTTTGTCTATCTCTGACTGTGTAAACGTCTTTTCCTGTATTTGCTCTGCCGTTGTTTCAGTTTCAACTTGTGTCACATTTTCCATGTTTTCTTCGGACATGTTCCGCACCTCTTTTGAGTAGTTAAAAATTTATCTCTTTACCATTTTTTTCTTTTTCTTTTTGGGTCTACCAACTTTTGACCCATAAGTACCTTTACCCTTTGGCATAATCAGTCCTCAAATATTGGTCTAAAATGATGGCGGCAGTTATAACCGCCCCTAACTATGAACGGATCACCCGGTGCTTTACCCTTCCAAGTTCCCGACCATTCTTTCTCAATTTGTTCTAACGTAAATGTTTTTCCAGATCGCTTACGACAAAACTCTCGCGTATCTTCGATATTTGATCCGTAATATTTCCATTTTGTTGCACCACTTTCTTTCCCAATGGCGGTGTTAATAGATGCGCTAAATTGCATCAGTGAATCTTGCATCATTTGAGTAGAGTATCGTTTTAGATTTCTTCCCAAACGATCTCGACCGAATAAAGTCTGTAATTTTTTGACTGCATCTGCTTTTTGTTTTTCAGTGCCATTTGCAGCTAACGCTACTAATCGATTTGCCTCTACCGAATCACTTTGTTTGTAGATGCCGTTGATGCTACCTCGTAGGTTTTCTATTGACTCGCTTAACGCTCTGCCAGTTAGGGTGTTTTGGTACACCTCAGTTGCGAGTATATCTAAATATTCGTTTGCGATAGCCTCAAAACCTTGAAAGGATAAACGCTGCAATTGATTTACAACGCTTGCATCAACCTGTGTAAAGTCACCGTATTTTCTCAGCATTGTGAGGGTGCTGTTTGCGACTTTGCGATAATCTTTTATTGTTTCTTGAACCTCTGAAAGAAACTGCTCATCAAGCAATCTCCGAATATCAGTCCTTGCTGATAATGCCCATTCCAAATCAAACAATGCACCATCACGTAAGGGGGCAGTTGTCATTAAATCTGCAATCTGCTTTTCTAACTCAATTAACGCATTTGCTAAACGCTTTTGATGGCTTTCTGCTAACCTGTCTAAAAGATCAGCATAATCTGTATCGGCAGCCATTATATGTCAATCTCTGCCTCTTCATTTTCATCTGAGAACTGCCCTACTCCCTCACTTGTTTGACCCTCAATTTCTGTATGAACTTCCTCAAGTATTTCATCATCGAGAACAAGATCAGCAATCTTTTTATCGACTTCTTTGGTAAGAGTATTGGATCGAATCCCCGATGCCTTTAACTGCTGCAAGAAATTTAATTCTTTTTCATAATCTCTTATGTCAAATGAGTCTGGATAACTTATTTCAACATCTGGTTTGACACCTTGCCAATCGCAAAAAAATGTCCACATTTGTTCTTCAGCAAGCTCTAAGATATCAGCTTTTTCACTAAGTTTTGCATTGAGTAATTCAAATTCAGTCTGCATTGCAACGCCCGACTGTGTAATGACCTCAGTTCCGCGAACTGCACCCATATGAGCCATTCGATTGATTGCTTCTACTTTGTCAGATATTGCGTTTCTAACCGCATCTAAATTAGAACCACTCGGCTGCATTTGATAGGGTTTTAAGCCTTGATCCAAATCATCTGGTAGATTAATTACTGCACCCGCACCCGCGCTTGCATCTGTCGAAAACGTCTTTACTAGGGTTGGATGGTTGGATATACGTACCAATTGT